ATTGATGTCCGTATAGGTTTCAACCAGATCACCCGCAGCGTTGTAAACCTCGACGTCATAAAGCTCTGAGACCTCCGACATCGGAACATCTACGCCTTCCGGCCAGTCGTTCATGTAGCGGTCGCGTCGTTCCCAACTCAGATACCAGCTCCCATCCGCGTTTCTGACCGCGCTTAAATGCGCTGGCGAGTACGGCATAAGACGTGATATGCGTGGCGCGAAGCCTCTGACGAGTCCCTGACTTGGGAGCATGTTCCCAGTCGTGGCGCGTACTAAGAGATTCGCCAGGACTCGATCAGATATCTGCAACGGCAGGTCTTCCAGCCTCAGGACGTTAATCAGCACAAACGCATCCCCTGCGACGTGAGTGCTGATAGCCCACTCTGTACCCTTCCTACCACGCAGGAATCCGGTCAAGTCATAGACGCCGGAACTGACAAGAGTCGCTGTGCGGAATTGCAAAACCTCATCCCCGATGACCGACAGGTTGGCGCCGTCCAAAACTTCATCATGCGTTGCGCTGGATAACGTACCGGCCCCAACATCAACGCGGACCGTGGATGCTTCGTCCCATACGTTGCCGCCGAGAAAGTCATCAAGCGCCGTAGTCGCGGCTCCCAATACGGACGCCTGCGTGACTCCGGTCCCTGGCGTGTATGTCGAGCCGCCATCACGACTAACGTCGATCGCGGCTCCGGGCCAGTTCGACAAGACGCCCTTCGCTGCTACATAAGCCGCGCTTTCGTTACCAGACTGCAATTCACTAAGAGGCGGAATATCCAGAACCGCAAACGATGTCTGTCCCTGCATGACAGATGCAAGGTCCTGCGACGGAACAACAATCTGAACCCCGATCGCATTGGAGTCATAAGCCTCCACGTCTTCGTCGATAGATTCCCATTCGATCAGCGAACCCTTATCGACTCTCGCCCTGCCTCTGACAGTACGGATTGCCAATCCGTCATCTAGCCTCAATACATCGGTCGGCTCGTACTTGGCATATTCGATGGTTGTTGCAAACGAGCGTGTAAAGGCACCCGCCCAAATCTCTCGTAGCAGGATGTCCGCTATCTCTGCTGGTTCATTGTCATCATCGAAGACAATCGGCAAAGCGACTTCTGCCGTTTCACGACTTCCGGTCGTTTCACGTCTGGCGCTCTGAGCGGCAATCTGATAATCAGCAGAAAGGCTCATGTACTTCACATTGACGCGCGAAGCCATTTCAGTTTCCTGCCGGCGATTGACTGAAACAGCGTGAATCGTCGGTGCGTCTGTTCCGGCGCCCAAGTCTATGTAGTCAATGTCAACAACCGAAGCCCCGCCACGCTTGACGAACTTGAACGTATCGCTATCAATGGCGTCGATGTGATACGCACGCAAAAGCATTTCCATCGCCGCTCGAGCCGTCATGCTTTGCCCGATGACGAACCCGAACACGATGTCTGAAATGCCGGTGAACGTCAGTTCCGATGAAGACAGGTCGGAGCGCTCGCAAAGATCGGTCAGGATATCAACCAGCGGTATGCCGTCAGGGTCAACGTTCGGTAGCCGCGAATACAAGAATAGGTAAGACGTCGTGGCGTCCGCCGATCCCATCACGATCGCAGCAAGGCCGTTGTCTGCATAAATCGCAGGGCGCGGCGGCGTACCGGCTGCGGCCATATCCCTGCGCGGCAGAGATGGAGTATCGAAACTGATGATGCGGCTCAGGACTCGTTCCGTAGGTGAGCCCGCGGCTAGGGCTATCTCCCACACATACAAGTCTTGCGAGTTAACTTGCCATGCGTGTATTAGATCGGACTCAAGGACTCCGACTCGGTGCAGGCCCTCCGGTTGAAAAACCGGCGATATGTTCCATACATTAGTTTCCAAGACCCCGAGACCGGTTGTGTCGATCGGACCTTGATCCTCCAAGATAACGTCATCGCCCGTGTATTCGAGTAGCCACCAGCGATTGATCTTTTCGCCGCCCGATGGAGCGGTCAATATCATGTAATGGCGCTTATCCACACAAGCGATAGACGCAACTAAAATATCTGTCGTCGTGACGACACTCAACATATCGACGCTGCCGATAAGAAAAATACCCGGCGCAACAGCGACGTTGATGCTATTTATCAGTGCGTCCTGTGCATCGAAAGTGACCCACGCTGCCCACGGTGCGGACCCGTCCGTAGAGAACGGAGGAAACTCAAGCTCCTCTTCGGTACGCGGCTCTGTCGCGACATGCGCACCGGTCAAGTCATAGACACGAACTAGCAGATCGTCTGTATTCGCTACCCGTATCGTGGTCGATAGCTGAGTGATAATCGGCTGCGCATTGCTTAACGCTAGCGGGCCGTGATACACGGGCGTCAAGTCGTCTATTTCGAGCAGTTGACGCCCTAAGTCCGCAGTGCCGGATGTTGACACTACGAACTCGAAGTTGGGCATCACGCTCGTTTTAAGAACGTTCAGCTTGACGCCTGTCATCAGCACATAGCCGTACCCTCGATATGCGGAAACATTGCCGACTCCAAGCGCGGCCTCCATCGTGGGATCGGGCAATTGCGTCTCGTTGCCTGGATACAGCAACATGCCAGTGATCCACTGACCCGAAGCGAACACGTTGGCCGGCGAAGCCCCCGCTCGTGTGTCGTAGATCAAAACGCCGTTTGCATAGACCCGCTCTATGGCGACGAACTCCTCGCCAAGCGGCGGAGTCCCGAGTCCGATCATGCAATCTAGGTCATAGCGGTAATCGACCTGTGTTGTGTCCGGGCCTCCCTTACCTCCTACATCGCTTTCAATTCGTGTCTCTCGGATGTCGGTTGACCAATCGACATTCCCTCCGATCCTGATGCTCCCATAACAGATCGGGATCGCGTTTCCGTAGTTGCTGGTCTGTATCTTCAGGTCGGAGAGTCTTGGACCCTCAAAGACCTGATCCTCTGCGAACAGCACGCCACCGATGTAGCCACCGATCGCCCCGCCGATCGCCGCGCCAACCGGCCCAAAGAAGTAGCCGCCGACTACTTGCCCGGCAATCGCTAGTACCTGTTGGCCCATTATTCTTCGACGCCGGGGATTATGTAGACGGCTAGAACTCGCGCGGCCCAGGTTTCATCGAATCGATGTTCAACCACCTTGCGCACCTCTGCGTAGGCGTGAATCAGCGACAGCCCGCCGCCTGGATAGTCCCCGAATATCCCTAGATGCTGCGGCTCATCCTGAAAGCGCATCACCGCCACACGTCCTAATGCGGGACCGTTTGCCCGAATCATGTGCCGCTCGCAGATGCGGATCAATCCATGCTTTGCGGGCTGCCTGCTGTACGGCTCAATCAGCGCATCGAAGCCGCACTTGGCTTTCGCGACTCCAACGACTATGCCAGCGCAATCGGTCGCGACGCCTTTCATGCGATGCTGGTGATTCCAGCGCGTGCCGATCCATTCGCGGGCCTCCGCGACTATTTCCTCCGGCGTGGTCATAGACCGGCAGGCTTGAGCATCTTGTCGATGCCGGGTATTTCAGAGAAGCCGCGGAAGTTGACGACGTTATCGAACTTGATCTTGCAGTCGCCCAGATATTCGCCCAGACCTGTCTTGTGCAACTTGTTGCAGCCTGGATAAATCCGTAACGTGTCGCCGACTTGAATGCTGCGCTTCATTCCTAGCTGAAGGACGAACACTCCGGCTGCCGTCTGCGACTTGATTTCCATTTCACGATCGACATTCAATCCCGTCAGCCAAGTGACACGACCGTAGGTGAAGTAATCGTCAACAACAGGCGAACCGAGATCGACGGTGAATTCTCGATTGCTAGTAACTGAGATAACCGTGACATTCATCGCCAGCGCTTCGATGTCTACACCGCACCTTGCGTCGCCTAAGTCCGCATCGCAGGAAGGGAGTCGATGTCTGGTAACGATGCGCCCTAGCTTGTGCGCGCGGCCCATCATCTCGACTTTGTACTTTCGGCCGTCGTGGGTTATCTCGCCAAGCTCGCCGTGCGCCATTAGCTCGACGCCATTGGCCATGTTTCGCCAGTTGGCCCTGTAGACGTCCACGATGGCCCCAGACCATAGCTCTGCCTCGGCGTCATCGACCGTCACATCATCGTTGAACGAGCCGTCTACCTCTGCATTGGAAGGCGCAAGGCCGGTTTCTCGCTTTAGGTCACTCAGTGACGGCGCAGCGGGGCCGGTGAAATAGGTCAGGCCAGAATAAATCAGCGGATGATCGTGACTCGTGAAGCCGAAGATCTCCCCGTCACGGCGGGTGATCTTGACCAGAATCGCAAGCGTCGTTGCATCAAGCCCGTAGTGCGTCTCAAGGGCGCTCGGCAACGTCTTCATCAGGTACGGATTTCGATCAGTTGAACCGGCGCAGTCATCAGCAAAGTGCCGTCGCCAGTCTTGTCCTGAATCACCGCCTGCAGTTCGTCGGAGTCGAAACGAACCGGAACGTCGAACTCACCGGACCACGTCAAGGTATCGGTTGACTGCGGATAGATGAACGCCGTGCCACCACTCGCGGTCAATCCGGTCGTGTTTACGCTAATCGATATCGTTGCCCCGACTGCCGTCACGACGTTATGCGACAAACCATTCAGCAAATCTGCCGCAGTTCCCGTAACTCCCGTTATGTAGACGCGCTGCCCACCTGTCAGATTCGGGCTGAATGCACTGGAGACATCAAAATTGTGACTAGCTGTAGGAGTGTGACTGATGATGGATCTCGACTGATCCGCAACGAAAGTCACTAATCCAGTCGTCAGATCGATCGCGTAATTGCCCGCGCCAACGCCTGCGGTTGCAGGACTACCACCGCGATAGATCACGATGGGTGCTATCGGCTTTCTAATCTCGCGCAGATGAGTCGAGCTTCCTGCGGTGTACGCCTTCACAATTTGCAGAACAGGCATGCCGTAGCCCGTTCCGGCAGTCCCGTAAGAGCTCGTGCCATCCGTCGCATACAGAAAGCCGTTCGATACCGTGGCTTCGAAGTCGGCCCAATCCTTGAACCTGAAACCGTCAAGCCTTCCGCCTACCGCATGGAATACATCAGCGACTGACTGAAAGTCGGTCTTGGTCTTAACTCCTGTTTGTATGTCATAGCGTCTGCGTGACTGTGACCAATTCGCGTTGCGGCTTTCGTATCCCGCACGGACCACGATGATGTCGGTAGAAAACATCGGCCCGCCGATAGCTCCTAATGCTATGCAGTCGGGCAAGCTAGCGGTTTCGTTGAATGCCATCAGTTATAGCGAGCGTTTGAGAGTGCAAGTTGGCGCGAGACGGCGCTTGCGATTTGGTTCGCGGTCGCTGCGGTAGTGCCGCCAGGAACACTGATGCTGATATTCGTATCGCCGCGCTTCCAGCGGCCTTGATTCTCAGCTGCAGGGACCACACGCTCGCCACGGTGCAGATAGGCCATGCCATCGCGGGGGACAAAGTCAGTGCCACTGGCAAACACACCTTGCAAATTTTGACCGCCGCCGCTACCACCACCAAGCAAGCCAGAGAAGAGATTAGTGAATATGTCACCAAGTCCGCCGCCCCCACTAGAACTAGACTTGAACAGAGCATCAGTGACGCTCTGTGCGGCTATCCGATTAACGTTGCGGATGATGTCGTTCGCGAAGTTCTTGAATGCCTCCTTGAATGACTCAAGCGCATTCTTGCCGTCCGTCAGGTCATTCAATAAGCCTTCGAACGCACCAGAGAACGACTCCTTGATCTCGTTGCGGAACTTGCTTGCCAGTACATCTGCGGATGCGCTGATCTCCTGAATGCCAAGCTTGAAGCGATCCAATGCGGCGCGCAGTTCCGGATCGGATACGCCGTCTAAAACGTCCTCCCATCGATTCGCTATCAGCGCCAAATCCGACGCCGCAGTCTTGCGTAGCTTTTCCAGTTCAAGCAGCGACTCGTGCTCGCCACGCAGCCCGAGGTCACGCTCAATCTGGAGCTTCGTTTCAGCCGCGACCAGATTCTCTTGAATCTGCCGGCCTTCGTCGGCAATCTTGTTGATGCGGGCTTCTAGGATGGCTCGTTGTTCTAGTTGCCTGATTCTGTCTTCGGTTGCCGTGTCGCCTTCCTGACCAGCTCTAGCCAAGAGTTCGCGGTTCTGCTTTTCAAATCGAATCCGCGCAGCCTCTGCAGCCGCTTCTTCGGTGTTGGCTAGATCAAGAACCTTGGCGGTGACTTCGGAAACACTGTCCTTGTAATCTTGGGCGGCCTTGGTCGCGGCATCAAAGTCTTTGGTTGCCTGCTCGGAAGCCTTGCCTAAAAAATCACTGCGCTTTTGCTTCAGATCACCAATCTTGGTAAGCGCTTCAAGCTTGGCGGTTTGGTCTTTAGTGTCGTTGTAAAACTGTTCAAGGAGCGCTATCTGCTCATCATAGATTCCCGCCGTTTCGAACGTTGCTTTGTCTAGCGCAGCAGCGCGCCCCGCGAAATATGCGGCAATCGAAATGCGGTCTTGGTTGTAAAGGCGCTCTAGGTTTGTGTTGCGAGCATCAAGGATGCGTTGCTCTGCCTTGGCGAAGTTGTCGAGCGTGCTTAACTGATCATCAAGTTGTTTCTTCGCTATGCGTGCCGCTTCATCGGATGCCTTATTAGCCCCGGACCCGCCGAGTCTTGGAGCAGGCGGCCTATTCCTGATAGGAGTTCGTGCAAGTGCCTTATCAAGATCCTCTAGGCCGATGCCTTTAACCGGAGCGGCCGTTGCGTCCTTGATCTTTTTGGAGAATGAATCAAGATCGGCAATCGTTTTCTTTATGTCTTCCGATACGCCCTCGAAGATAGCGCCTACGCCTCGGAAGTTTCCTTCCTTGATTGCATCGAGTGTGGCTAGTAATCCTCCTAGAGAAATTCCGGCTATGCGGAAATTGGTCGAGGCTATTGCTACGCGTTCCGCAAAGAATCCAAACGCCTCCCGTGCGGCATCTGCGGCGCGAGTTACAAGATCGGTATTTTCAGCTGTGCTAAGTAGCGAATTGGCGACTACCTGTAATCCTGGCAGGAGGGCAGTCGTTAATTGGTTGACGAACCCCTGAACGACGAGTTTTAGTTTCCCGATCGTGTCGTTGAATTCGTCCGCCGCCCTTGCTGACTCTGCGGTGACATGGCCGTGTTTCTCAAAGTAGGCGATGTTTTGCTGTAGCGCCTTGCCACCGTCCGCCAATAGTGGCGCCATCTGCTGATAGGACTTGCCAAACAGGGCATTGCTTAGCGCCGCCTTCTCTGGACCGTCGGCGTACTGCTCGAACGCGGTCGCTATCTCACCAAAGATGACATCGGCTGTTTTCGTTTGTCCGGCCGCGTCCTTGACCGAAATTCCTAGCCTCCTGAACGCTTCGCTTGCTTCCTTTTCTCCACGTGCAGCCTCCGCGATCTTGAGATTCAGCTTGCCAAATGATTGCGCGGCACCCTCTAGGTCGGAGCCGGATTGTTTCGCAGCGAATCCGATACCGCCAAGCTGCTCGACGCTTATCCCGACAGCTTTTGATAGATCGTTTAGTTTGTCTGCCGCATCGATTGAACCTTGAATCAATCCGGCAAAGGCTCGGACTGAGAAAAACCCCGCGAGCGCCTGTCCAGCTTGTCTAGCTGTTTTTAGTAAGTTGTCATTGAACTTCTGAGCTTCCCTTTGAGAGCGTTGTAGCCCGCTGATGAACTGAGCGGCATCAAGCCCGAGCAGAACGTCTAAGCGACCGGTTGCCATTTATGCCTTTGGCTTGCGCGGGTTAAAGCCGAACGCCTTGCGTGCAGCCTCTATGCGCGTGACGTTTGCGGGCATATCTTCTGGGATGGCGAGCATGAAGTCAGTCACTCCGACTTGCTTCGCGCCGCCCATAGTTTTCGCCATGACGAGACAAACTTGAGCCAGCATGATTTCCATGCGTTTGAAAGGTAAAGGAGTACGCCGCGCATAGTTAGCCCATTGGTTTAGTTCAGATTCGAGCATGGAATCCGTCAATTCTTGCACCGTCATCCCCAAATGCAACGCGAGCTCCATGACGAACTCGTCGCGCGGGGTTACTGCTTTGGGTCGGCGCTATTCGCCTGATTCGCCGCATGCAGAATTGCGGTCTGCGCTTTAGGTGGCAGTTTGGACAACTTCAACACTGAGTCCGAGTTAGCCGAATCGAACAGTAACTCGCCCTTGTCATCGCATAGCATCGAAGCCAAGAGCCGGCCCATCTCGCAGCCGTCCTCTTTCTTGTTCGCATCCAGACTCTTGCGTGCCATATCGGCGTCGTAAGCCGTCATTACCCGCACAAAGACGGGGCCGATTGAATCAACCTCAAGCCGGATGGGCTTCGGTGAGGAAGCCTTCAGGATTGACGCTATCAGTTGATCTCGATTCATTATGCGAAGTCCCAACGCGCGCCGGTATTGCGGATAACCGTCGTGCCAGTCCACACGGTTCCGTTACCAGCTTGCGCGCTTGTCTGTTGCACAAACCCGAGTTGCACTAACGTCCCGCCACCGTCCGGCAATTCGACCCGCACCGCCATGATTGCCCCTGATGCATCAAAGGCGTTCAAGGCGACCTGGATCGTGTCCGTGAGTGGCGCGAACAGGTAGTCAAGGGAAGTCGTACCAAAGTCCCGCAGACCAAGCAGGAACTCCGCAGCGTCCGAGCAGATGGTAGTAGTCGGAATCTCCGGCTTCGTGCCGCCTGTCTGGTTGTAGTTCGTCAGTTGGCACCAATTAGAGAAAGCGCCCTCATCGAACACACCGCCGCTGGTATAGGCGCCGTAACCCGTACCGTCTACCCCGAGCAAACTGAAGGTGTTCGCGTCCAGTTCCTCAATGACAAACGTCTTGCCGTTGACCTCCGTCATTCCACCGGCGCCGGTGATCTTGACGACATCGCCGTCCGTCAAACCGTGCGCGGTTGAAGTGACTACAGGGGGTGATGCCTGAGTGATTGCTGAGATTGTGGGAGAGGGAGAGCCAGAACCGGTGTAACCGGTAAGCACCTTGACGCTGCTCCCTTCCCATTTGTATGCGATGCCGCCGGCCATGTGAAGCTCCTTTGCTTAGTACAAGAAAAAGCCCGCACTAGGCGGGCCGTGGGTAAAACGTTTAGCTACCGACTACGGAGAGCCGGCAGGACTTGACTTGTAAATCACGTAATCCAATAAGACACGGAATGTCTTTGTTGCTGTGTCGTATTCGTGGAAATCGTTCTCCATGACTGCGGGCGGTACAAACGATTCCATCACTGTCATCACTTGGCGCCGCAATGCCCTTGCCTGCATGAAAGTCTTGTCCACTACGTCTATCTGGACTCTAGTGTCAGGTGCATCGTCGCCGCTGTCCTTACAGAGTGTTCGCATGGGAATGGTGCTCACGAAGTCATAGCGAATAGACGGCCACACCGGAAGCGCGCCGCTAGGCTGGATGAAGGTTTCCGGATAGACGCGGTTAGATACCAACGGCCCAAGCGCCGTGAAGAGATCAGCCTCTAAACTCATTTGCCGCCGCGCTCCGCTTTCTCAATCCGTAACGTAAGACGTTTCTTCATCGCTTCTACCGCTTGCGTTTTGCCAATGTCAAAGGCAGGGCGCATGAACGGCTGCGGACCATGATGCACGGTTCCAAATTCCTGATAGACGCCGATGGCATAGGGATTAGCTGAGATGTCTTCAGACAGCACGCCCTTGCCCTTGCTGCGAACTGTGACCTTGTGTTCGGAACTGATCCTTTTCTGTCTAACGTACTGAACCTTGATGTGCCCTTTCAAGTAGTTCGGCGGCACTTCAGGTGTGTCTTGCGGCGGCGATGCAGGGGCTTTCTGAATCGCCAGTTTCTTGATGACCTGTGCGCCCGCGTTCGTGGTTGCTCGCGCGATCTTTGATCCCTCTTTGAAGTCCAAGCCCAAAGCCTTCAGGCGCTCACCTAGTTCGCGCAAGCCCTTGACTTCAACGGTAACGACGCTCGCCATCTAGCCCTCGTTCAATCCAGACTTGCAACGGACCTCGATTTCTTTCTTATCCATTTCAACTTCCGCGATGCCCTGAATGTTGTAGATGATGTTCGGCCTGCGCAGTCTCCATTTCGGCGTCATCTGTGCAAGCCTTGGCTCCCATCGGAAACGGATGACGGTATCGCTCTCAGCCAATGTGCCCGCCGCAAGTAATGCCTCTCTGCCGACTATCGGCTTGATGTCGCACCAGACCGTACCCATGTGATGCCAGCTAATGATTTCTTCGCCGGTTTCGTTCTGGGATGTGTCCGGGCGATCAATGGCGACGCGGTTATTTAACTTACCGGCTTGCATCAGTTGCCTAATAGACAAATACGGTGATAACCTCTCCGTGCGAGTGGGAAAGGACGTGGTTGAGGACGTCCGAGATGCAAGCACGGAGACCTCACATCGGCGCCAAATCTAGTCGCATCACACTCGCCTCTTCGCGCTTGCATCACGCAAACCCCATGTTGAGCCGCCAAGGATCCATCAACGACTTCGCGCCTAACGGAATCTCGCTCAATGTTTCCGGCGTCGTGTGTTCTCTCTGCTCGTAAAGGTGCCCGAGCACTAGCAACATCGCGGCCCGTAATGAGAAAGGCAACGGATAGTCCGGCGTCGGACTCTCTGCCGGCACCGAATAGCCTGCAAGGTAGCGAATCCGTATCGAGCCGGGGTGATAGCGGGCTGTCGGCCACGTTCCTAAATACGGTAAGCGGACTCGAGCCGGATCGCTGAACGTGTCGAGCTCGTACTGCACCAGCGTAGGCGAACCGGTGCCGTCGTCCATCACTACGGTTTCGCCAAGTTCGTTGACGTAGGTGAAGCCCGTAATCGCGATCACAGGCCCCATCGGAAGCGCGATGCCATCCATTACGTCGTACTGACTCGCGAACGCATTGGCTCCGTATTCCAGCGTCTGCAAGGCAAGGGAACGGCCAAGATACTGCTCGCAATACTCACGCGCGGCGCTGATCTGCCATTGGACTAGATCACCGTCTGAGTATTCTGGAGGGCTGTCGATCGAGTCCAATCTAAGGTGCATCGCAGCTTCGTCTAGTGTGATCGGTTCCATTGTTGGTTGCGTAATCACTTTGACTCCGCTGCGATGCTGCCATGCGGTGCGCCAGGGGTAGTACCAGGCGGGCGGGGAATACGAATAGCAGCTCATGCGGCCTCGCGCGCTTTCCACCAGATTTCGTCTGCGTCAGTCGGGATTCTGTTCGGCATATCTGGTGTGCCTAACGTGAAATGAATAATCTGCGGTCGCTGCGGCTTGGGCTGAAGGCCGACCAGCCAATTGGCTTCTTTGGGCAAGTCGCCAATCTCTGAATCTGCAAGCCATTCAAAAGCGTGCAGATAGCGTCCCGGCCATTGGTTCAAGGTCGTCAGGTTCAACCGCTTAGTTGCCTTGTGATCGCAGTTCCAAAGCATCACCGACGACCAGAGCTTGCGCGGGTAACTCGTCTGCGTCTGTCCGCGCATCTTGCTTCCGCTTAATCCGTTCAGCTCGTGCTTGACGACCATCACGGCCTTAGATGAATCTGCAACCGCCAACAGTTCCATCGGATCTTCGCTAAACACAACATCGGAATCTGCAAACAAGCACCAGCCAGAATGCGCAAGTAATGGAACAAAGAAACGGGAGATTGCGAACTCTGTTGCCTGCGGTGCATTGGAGTTAAGGTCGAAGATCTCTCGCGTTTCTTGTTCCAAGTCTTTCGAATGTCCGCGCCTATCAGTCGGTCGCGTCAGCATTCCGGCAAGGCGTAGCCGCTCCTCGTACAAAGGAATTACGTCGCAGCCCCAGCCTTTAGCGGTTTTCTCCGCTACGTCATAAGCGCATTTCTCGCGCTCGTCATAGCCTATCCACACGCGGAGACGATCGCGCGGCGGTTCTTTCCATGTCATGCAATCGCCTCATATTCCACAAAGCTCAGGCCTGCCTTGGCAGTAATCGCGCTGTTCAATATCTCAGATGCAAAGCGAGCGACAACGTTGCCTGGAGCGCTGCACTTAATCACACCCTCAATCACTGCCATATTGTTAGCCGCTAAAGAGCTTGCATTACTAGCGGCGGGCAGGCTGTAGGCGCCTAATCCTTCGTTAAACGTCCGCGCCGTAGCACTTAGGGTGTAATGCGAGCGGTAGACAAGCTCAGTAATAGCTGGCCCGTTAATGCTCCAGCGGGAACCGGTTGTTGTAGCCTGCGCGGTATAGATGATTTGGAATCGAAACTTGTATCGCTTCCCTGCCGTCACATTAAACCCAAGTCCGGTGACATCGGCTAGTGTGTTAGCCACGCCGTTCGCATTAGCCACATCTGACGCCAGTGAGACGCGCGTCCCGCCAGTGGTTGCTATCACATCAGTCCCAGCTTAGAAAGAAGTCACCGCTCATCGTTAACCGCAACTTGGCGCCCAAACCTTGCAAGTAGTTGACCGCGCCAATCTCTTTCAAGCCGAACTGCTGCGCCTTGCCCGGCTTCTGCTCTACGCAGATAACCGGCTTCCACTGCTTCAATGTTCCCTCGCCGCCACGCAGGGCGTAGAGCTCGTAACCCTCGCAATCCAACTTGATGAAATCCACATCCTGCAAGTTGTATTCATCAAGCCTGCGCATCGGGATATCGCCCTCGCCGCTCACGGTGCTGTCACCGCTGCTACTGGGCGCAGTGAACATCCCAACATTCGCTAATTGCTCACCTAGTGCAACCGCGTGCAGGTGAACGTTTGGCAGAACCACATTCCTCTCGAAGCATTGCCGGTGGGCAGCGATTGGCTCAAAGGCATGCACCATGTTGAATCGGTGGGCAAGGTTGAAACTCCATAGGCCGACATGACCCCCCACGTCCACAGCAGTTCGGAACGACTTGCATAGATGCATTGCGGCGACTTGCTTCTTGCCCTGGTATGCGTTCCTTCCATTGAGCATGACTCCGTTTTTTTGCATCCACTCTGGCAAGTGTTGCTCGCCATCAGGAAACCACCAGCCTTCAGCGGAGAACATCGGCTAATGCGTCCGCAACTTCGGTCACGCTAATAGCTTCCATAGAAGCTCTGCATGTCGGGCAATCGACCCGCATCCCGCAAGTCCCGTTTGCGTGCCGTATGTTCTTGTGCATTGCATAACCCGTAATGGAAGGATCAATAAACTCAGACCACAGAATCACCGC